GGGTCAAATAGTTAATTAAGGAAAAACTATTATGGCTACTTCTGTTTATCCCAGTATGACTGGTGCTGTGGCGAATGATTCCGCAGCAACTTTCATCCCCGAAATCTGGAGTGATGAGATCATCGCTGCTTACCAGAAAAACCTTGTACTTGCTAACCTCGTTAAGAAGATGGGTATGCAGGGCAAGAAAGGTGACACGATTCATATTCCGTCACCCATCCGTGGTTCAGTAACTGCTAAGGCAGCTCGTACCGCAGTAACGATTCAAGAGAACACTGAGCTTGAAGTACAAGTTATCATTAACCAGCACTTTGAGTATTCACGTTTGATTGAGGACATCACCGAAGTTCAGGCTCTGGCTTCACTCCGTCAATTCTACACGGGTGACGCAGGCTACGCTTTGGCTAAGCAAGTTGACGACGACTTGTTCCAACTTGGTAAGTCTTTCGGTAATGGAACTGGTGCAAACTGGGTCCACAACAACGCTTTCTACCCCGATGTTTCAGGTGTTTTGACTGCGTATGCAGTAGACACCGTAGAGGACGATGACGTATTCACTGACGGCATCTTCCGCGCTTTGATCCAGCAAATGGACGATGCGGACGTACCGATGGACAATCGTGCATTTGTTGTTCCTCCTTCACTGCGTAATGCCATCATGGGCATTGACCGATACGTGTCTTCCGACTTCGTAGACGGACGTGGTGTACAAAACGGCAAGATTGGTAACTTGTATGGCGTAGACATCTTTGTTACCAGCAACGTCCCCGTTATTGAAACTGCTGCTGACAACACGGCTGTAGGCAACACCAAAGACATCCGTGGCGCTATCCTGTGCCATCGTGACGCTATGGTTCTTGCTGAGCAGGTCGGTGTTCGTTCACAGACCCAGTACAAGCAAGAGTTCTTGGGTACGCTTTACACTGCAGACATGCTCTATGGTGTGAAGGTTCTTCGCCCTGAGTCAGGTCTTGTTCTGGCTGTAAACAGCTAAGCAGTCCTTCTACCTAAGCAGGGGAAAACTTCGGTGAGTACCCTGCTTACCTCTTTCCAAATCGGAGTGATTATTTAATGCCTTCAACTCTTATTACAAAATACGGCTCAGGCGCGCCTCTAGCCTCCGATTTAGTCCGTGGCGAGCTAGCAGTAGATACAGAAAATGGACGTTTGTACACGGAAGATTCTTTAGGCGCAGTTGTAGAGATTGGGGTGAACCCGGCAGCAGCCGTAACTTTCAATAATGACGCTACGTTTACTGGCGCAACTTACAACGCGGTGTGGGACAGCTCAGCCAACTCTTTAATTTTTGGTGACAACGCAAAGGCTGTCTTCGGTGCTGGCTCTGACCTTGAAATTTTAAGCAACGGCACAGATGGCTTAATTCGTAACGGCAACGCCACTGGCGAAATTCGCATGGAGTCCGATGACAGGATTATCTTTGCGGACAGAGGTTTTAACGAAGTTTTTGCCGTTTTTAATGACGACGATGATGTCAAACTGTACCACGATGGCAACCAAAAACTAGCCACAACCGCCACAGGCCTCGACGTAACTGGCGGTATTACAACAACATCCAGCGTCGGGATTGGTACGACGAGTCCTAGTGCTTTATTACATATAAGTAAAACATTAGCTGGTTCTGATACAAGTGCAATTAATATTCAAAATTTTGGAATTTTTACTTGGGGATTAGGAATTGATAATGCAGTTTCAAACAGCAGTTTACTTGTTCAATCAGGCGGAATAGGCGGTACAACTAGATTAGCAATAGATACCAGCGGCCAAGTCGGCATCGGCACGCCGAGTCCTACTGCTCTCCTTGATGTTGTCGGCACAAGCTCTACAAACCTTCGCGTATCTCAAAATGGAGAGACTTCTGTCGAGCTTGGAGAGTCTGGTGCTGGCGATTCTGCGATCATCTACGTTAATAAAGGTTTTGATGCGTCTGCTTCGGTTATCTTTGGGCGGGGTGTTGGCACGCCAGACGGTAGCATCTATGTAGACCCTAGCGAAAATCTGGTTTTAAGTTACAACGAGACAAGTACAGCCAACGACTTACTCATTAAAAATAACAACGTGTCGATAGCAGCTTTTGACAGCGCAGGCAACGTAGGGTTTGGTACAACAACCCCAAGTACACAGGTAGATATTTCAAACAACCTTAACCCAACAGCGGTATTTACAGCAGACATTAGCGGCACAACAATGACTGTAAGTGCGGTTACTTCGGGCACTATTGCGGTAGGAGACAGAGTAACGGGTCCTAATGTTATCACCAATACTAAAATCACAGCATTAGGGACAGGAACAGGCGGCACTGGGACTTACACGGTTGACCAATCGCAAACAAGTGCTTCGTCCACGATGCGCACGCAGTCTGCTTCCGATAACGTACTGCGCTTTACAGATACCGATCCTACGGCAAATAATGGCAACCAGATAGGCACAATAGAGTTTTATTCAAGCGACAGTGGCGGTCCGGGCGTCCAAGCATTTATTGCAGGGGTTGGTTCTGGTGTACCAGAAGGCGGCTTATATTTTGGTACTTCTCCTGATGCGAGTACAGAAGCAACTCAGCGTATGGTTATAGATCTTAACGGCAACTTGCTGGTTGGTTGTACATCGCAACCTGATTCTACTAACTTTGGTGGGTTTATTAATCCAATAGGTCAATTTAGAAGCTCAAGAAACAGCACAGGATCTGTCACTCAATTTAGTTTTAGTAATCCTAATGGTGAAGTAGGAACAATCGTAACTAACGGGTCTGCTACTGCTTATAACACTTCTTCAGATTATCGCCTAAAGGAAAATGTAGTAGCCATGACAGGCGCTACTGCACGACTGAAGCAGTTAGCGCCCAAGCGATTCAATTTTATTGCTGACGCTGATATAACTGTTGATGGCTTCTTGGCGCATGAAGTTCAGTCTGTTGTACCAGAGGCAATCACAGGAACATACAACGAGGTTGATGACGACAATAACCCTGTATATCAAGGCATTGACCAATCCAAACTTGTGCCGCTACTCGTGGCAACAATCCAAGAACTTGAAGCACGAATCGCAGCACTAGAAGGAGCTAACTAATGGATTTAATCTGGGACGTATTCAACTGGCTGACAGCCACAGTAACCTTAGCATCAGCAGTTAGCGCCATGACCCCTACGGACAAGGACGACAAGATTGTAAATAAGCTCAAGCAGTTCGTTGATCTACTTGCGATCAACATTGGTCACGCTAAGAAGTAACGTAGATGATAGCAGAGGACGCAAAGACAGTTATAGACGGGTTCGCAGTTGGTGGTACAGTAGCAACTTTGGCTGGCTGGTTGCCACCCGTTGCGTCCCTGCTGACCATCGTGTGGCTCAGCATTAGAATCTGGGAGTCAGACACAGTACAGAAGATGTTCAATGGTAGAAATTAATGACAACACGGACCTTACGATACCGCTGAGGAATCTCATAGCGTTAGTCTTGGGTGTTGCCATTATTACTACTGGGTACGCAGAGCTTAACTCACGTATCACCACGCTGGAACACGGGCAGTCCATACAGGACATGACCATCCGTGAAAATGCTGCGTTTGTACGTGAGTGGCCTCTGGGGTTACGTGGGGCGCTCCCTGACGATCTTGTGCAGAACGCTAAGATCATGTCTCTTGAGGACAAACAGAAGGAACTACAGCGTCTACAGGACCGCATGAATGACCTACAAATAGAAATCAACAGAGTCGCTGGTGTTAATGAGACTCACAACGAAAAACTAGAAACTTTATTTGACATCTGGAATAATCAAATTGTGGGCAAATAATGGAATACGTAGAACTGATTTCTGCAATATGGCCTATATTTCTTGGGTTCGTAGTCCTCGTGTTGTCCATAGGTAAACTGATGTCCCGCATGGACGTCGTGGAAGACAAGATTAAGACTCTGTTTGAGCTATGGAACAAGTTTAATGATCGATAAGCTCATAGGACCCGTCACGAGCCTCCTAGACAAGTTCATAGAGGACAAGGACCAAAAGGCAAAACTAGCGCATGAAGTTGCTACAATGGCTGAGAAGCACGCTCTGGAACTTTCTCGTGCACAACTGGACGTCAACAGAGTTGAAGCTAGCCATGCTAATATATTCGTTAGTGGCTGGCGGCCTGCTGTTGGGTGGGTGTGTGTACTTGGGATGGCAGGGAACTTCATGGTGATACCGTTTTCCAACTTTGTCCTTGCGCTGCTGGAGATACCTGTGAGAATACCTCTGATTGACACTGCAACCATGATGCCCGTGTTGATGGGCATGTTGGGTCTTGGGACGCTCAGGACTTATGAGAAGAAAGCGGGAGTATCTAAGTAATGGCACCAAAAGTAGGCGGCTCAAACACAGAAGAAGACAGCGGTGGAGAAGGGTTTTTTGATAGAATTGCTAGCTGGCTACAAAGGTTTATTCTTAACCCTGCTGCACAGTTTTTTACCTCCGGACAAGCCACGTCTCCAATAACGGATCCTTTTGGCGAAAATACTTTTGACCGATTTGATCCTTCTTCTGATCTTTACTTTAGGTCTATTCCTTTGTCTGCACCTATCGGAGACGAAGGAGACATTTTTGACGTTCTTTTACACCTAGAAACTTACTTAGGTTTAGAAAGAGGAACCCTTTCTCCTCAACAGGCTGTTGCTATTTTACAGGGGTTGCAGGATGAGTTTGGCGAAGAAGACTTTGCTACTTTTTATGATGAACTTCTGTCAGGAAACTTAGAACCTGCGTCTACTTATATACAAGAAGACACACCTGTAGAAGACACTGAAGAAGAAATAGTCTCATTAGGCCCGGATCTTGGTCTTATCGGCCAAACTAATATTTTTGGTCCGGAAGGTGGTATATGGGATCCTACTTTACCTTATCCTGATCCAGACGTAGATGAACAAAACATAATGGTCTTGGAAAACGTTCTGGGTGAACCCGAAGTATATTTAGATCCTAACTTTATTATGCTTCAGCCACAAGATCCTACAGACAGTGCTGGTGGCGGCGGTGGCGGTGCCGAAGGTGGTGGAGGTGCTACTGGAGGTGATGCTGGAGGTGGTGCTGGAGATGGCGGAGGTGCTACTGGAGGTGATGCTGGGGGTGCTGCTGGAGGTCAGGGCGGTCAGGTTGTTGATGATACTCCATCAGATTTTCTTGGAGGTCTTGAAGGTATTGAAGATTTAATTGATATTCCTACAGATGAAGGAGACAGACCCTTTGCTGCTGTTGGTAACGGGCCGTGGGTGTACATAGGGGAAGGACGTTGGGTTCAAATTGCTCCTGAAATTTTGACACAGCAAGGCGTAGTTATTGACAACGGAGACGGTACTTATAGTGTAGATCCTACAGTCTATGAAAACGATGAAAACTGGGTTAGAACAGCAGAAGACCCTACTTGGAACCCGGATAACCCAGAAGTTATTGATATAGGAATCACTGGAGACATAACGGGTGAAGGTGAGCTTTATGAGCCGGATACTACTACTGGAGAAGAAGAAGGTTCAACTCTTTATGATTTACTTTTAGGCGGTGGTTCTTCTCACGGAGCTTTAGAGCGTATCTTGGAAAACTCAGATTTCTACCCGACTCAGCCTCAAACAGGCACAGGAACCGGAGATGGTACTGGTGCTGGAACTGGTGCTGGAACTGGAGATGGTACTGGTGCTGGAACAGGCACAGGCACGGGAACAGACACGGGAATAGACACGGGAATAGACACGGGCGACATAAGGGACACTCAGTTTATTGATGAAAACGGTAACGGCATAGACGACAGGGATGAAGTTTCTAAAGAAACACAACCGCCAGACCGTGGGCCTGTTAAAGATACTACCAGCAGAGGAGAACTACCGACAGACACTGTAGGCACCGGAGGTGTTGGTGACGTAGGAACAGGTACTCAAGGTGGCACTGGTACTGGAGAAGGCACGGGTACAGGTGATGGCACGGGTACAGGTGATGGCACTGGTACTGGAGAAGGCACGGGTACAGGTGATGGCACGGGTATAGACTTAGGCGGCACTGGTATGTTAGCCCCTACAACTACTCCAGTTAAACGAGATCCATACACGCCTCCTGATTTGCCTTTTGAGTGGGAACTTGTAAAACCAATAAGACTCTTTGACATCATAGATTATAATAAATCTCTGAGGAAATTTTAAGTATGACTTATTTAGAACTGGTAAACGGAGTCCTACGTAGACTCAGAGAAGCAACAGTAGGCTCCATAGCTCAAAACTCCTACTCAGAACTTATCGGAGACATCGTAAATGACGCTAAACGTATAGTAGAGGACGCTTGGGACTGGTCCGCGCTCAGAAGTACAATTACTGTAACAACAGCCGCAGACACTTCTAACTATACATTGACAGGCAGCGGCAGCAACATCAAATTACTAGAGGTTGTGAACGATACTTCCAAGTGGTTCATGCAGTACAAAGACACGTACTGGATGACTAATGCGTACCTAAACCAAGAAGCGCCTACTGGTGCGCCTGTTTATTTCACGTTCAACGGTCTTGACTCCAACGACAACTCAAAAGTAGACCTGTATCCTACACCGGACGGCGTGTACAGCATCAGGTTCAAAGGACTTGTCAGGCCGTCGGACTTGGTTAATGACACTGACGTACTGGAAGTACCCAGTATGCCAGTATTGCACCTAGCGTTTGCTATGGCTGCTAGAGAACGTGGTGAGACCGGTGGTAGATCAGCAGGTGAACTCATGGGTTTTGCACAGAGCTTTCTGTCCGATGCTATTGCTCTGGACGCACAAAAGCACCCCGAAGAATTGACCTATATGGCAGTTTAATATGGCCCAACCACGACAAAACATAACTATTGCTGCACCAGCGTTCAGGGGTCTTAACACACAGGACTCACCGACAACGCTGGACGCATCTTTTGCTTCCATTGCGGACAACTGTGTTATTGACCAGTATGGTCGTGTGGGATCACGCAAAGGCTTCTTAGCACTCACAACGGACACTACACTGATTGACGGCAGTAACGGCATTGAAGTCATTAAAGAATACATTTCTCCAGACGGAAACAACGTTATTTTTTCAGCAGGCAACAACAAGATCTTCAGTGGTACTGCTACACTGACTGACGAGACTCCCTTGGCGTACACTATTACTGCCAATGACTGGAAGATGGTTAATTTTAATGACAGCCTGTATATGTTCCAGAGGTTGCACGAACCACTCGTGTATTCCACAGCATCAGGTGCTGTACAGCCTGTGTCTTCTCTTGGTACCGCTGTAGGGACACCTCCGCAAGCTAATGAAGTCCTTTCTGCTTATGGAAGGCTGTGGGTGGCTGACGTCAGTGCTGATACTTCTACTGTCTACTGGTCTGACCTATTGAATGGCGCAGCGTGGACAGGCGGCACATCAGGGTCAATCAATTTGAACAAAGTATGGCCCAATGGTTTGGATCAGGTTGTGGCACTGGCTGCACACAATGACTACCTTATCATCTTTGGTAAGAACGCTATCTTGACCTACAGTGGCGCTACGGACCCTTCCACAATGCAACTAGCGGACACTATCGCTAACGTGGGTTGCGTCTCAAGGGACTCTGTGCAGCACACTGGTACGGACCTGCTGTTTCTGTCCAACGAAGGTATCAGAAGTTTCAGTAGAACTATTCAAGAGAAGTCCCTACCTATGCGGGACATCAGTAAGAACGTGCGTAACGATCTGTTGTACATCAACACACAGCAAATCAACAGCCCACTCAGGAGTGTCTACAGTCCAGAAGAAGCGTTCTACTTAATCTCCTTTAGTGACTCCCAGTACGTTTATTGTTTTGACATGAGGACGCCTCTGGAAGACGGGTCACACAGGGCTACTACGTGGTCAGGACTAACCCTGAGATCTTTCACTAGACTTCAGGACGGCTCAGTTTACGTAGGTAACGGCAACGGTATATCTCAGTACACTGGATACCAAGACTACGGCTCCAGCTACACTATGCGTTACTTCAGTAATCCCATGAACTTTGGAGACAGCTCAAGGCTGAAGCTGCTTAAAGAAATTATCTTGACATTCATTGGTGGTCAGGGCGCACAGGTTGTTGTCAACTGGGGCTATGACTACACAGAAACCTATACTAAAGAAATTGTCACTATTGACTCCGGTAGTCAGGTGGCTTATTACAACCAAAGCGAATTTAATGTTTCGGAATCAGAATACAGCGCTTCAATTATTGTGGACAGACCACGAACTAAAACAACAGGTACGGGGACAGTAGTGACCATAGGAACTGAAGCAACAATCAACACTAACGCTTTATCTTTGCAGGAAGTTAATATACAAGCTATAATCGGTAGGATCATCTAATGAGTAATTATACAAAGATCACAAACTTTACAGCCAAAGATAGTCTTCCTACAGGCAACACTGCGAAGATTATCAGAGGCGTTGATTTTGATGGTGAGTTTGATGCAATTCAAACAGCGGTAGCCACTAAGTCGGACTCCAACAGTCCTACGTTTACAGGAACTGTCACAGCAGCAACACTAACTGTCTCAGGTACACTGACAGCAGCAACAGCGAATATTACAGGTACACTGACTGCTGGAACTATTGAAGGAGGAACCTACTAATGGCTACGCCAGATTGGAACAGTTTTTTCTCCGGTTTACTTAATCTTGGTTTAACAACCGAAGGTGCTCGCACAATGCAGCAAGCATTGGGTGCCTTTGGTACGCAGGCCCAGCAAGGTTTAACTGACATAGGTCGAGAAGCACAGCAAGCATCTCAGTTTGTACCCTTTACTGTCACGAGTCAAGTAGGGCAAGCAGTATCTGACCCACAGGGCGGCTATACGCTAAACTTGACTCCTGAACAAGAGGCGCTACGTCAAACACTCTTTGGTGGTTCTCAGGCGCTCGCTGGGCAAGCCTCAGCAGCCTATGATCCGATGTATGCTCAGCTTGCACAGCAGGCATACGGTGGTGTGTCTCCGCTTCTCCAGCAGGCTCAGACTGCCGCAGAAGCTGCTGGAGCTATGGACAGGGCCGCTAGAGAACAACAGGTCTATGGACAGCTCAGGGCGCTACAGTCGCCTGAAGAAGAGCGTCAGCGGTTAGCTCTGGAAAATCGTTTGGCAGCTCAAGGCCGCTTAGGTACGCAAACGGCTCAGTTTGGTGGCACACCAGAAGGATTAGCACTGGCTAAAGCACAAGCTGAAGCTCAGAACCAAGCTGCACTTATGGCTATGCAACAGTCCGGAGTTGAGCAGCAACAGGCAATCGCTAGAGCACAGGGCTTACAGGGGCTTGCTGGTGGTATGTTTGGCATGGGCACTGCAGCTCAAATGACACCAAGGCAACTTCAGGGAATAGACCTACAGAATTTAGCGGGTATGATGGGCGCAGGATACGCTCCGGAACGTGAGTTGCTAACTCAGTTAAGTGCTGCATCACCTTATGCTCAACTGGCACAAACAGGAAGACAACAAGGGGCAGGGCTATTCTCAGAAGCCGCTGCTAGTGGTCTTGAGGCTCAGCTACAGTCTATGCTGAAAGCAGCCGATATAGAACAAGGTTTGTTCCAGTCCTTAGCCGCAGCAGCGGGTGGGCAAGCAGGGGGTGCTGGTGGTGGTTTGTTTGATTGGTTAGCGTCATTATTTTAAAAATAGGAGCACATGATGCCACGTTTTTCACAAAGTTTATTTGACAGTATTAGAGACTTTGGGCGTATGTCTCCTACGGAAGGTCGGAGGCAAGCCCTACAACAAGAATCACCGTATCAACAGATGGGGACTACGGACCCGCTTGCTCGTGGCATTGGGCAAATGCTGGGCGGTCTCACGGGTAAGCCACTTACTTATCTTCAGACTGCACCTGAAAGGATTGCTGCTCAGACTAAAGGGTTGGATATGTCCAAAGCAGAAGACATCGCTAAAGCAATGTTAGTCAGGGCACAATACATTCAGGACCCTCAAGCGCAAGCCGTGATGATTATGAAAGCTCAGGAGCTTATGCAGGGCGTTAAGGAAAGGAAGAAAGCAGAAAAAGCAACAGCAGGAGAAAAGGCGCTTGTAGAGTACGGTTCTGCTTCTAACATTGATTTAGAAGATCCTAAAACAAAAGAATACTTTTTTAGACTAGGAACTACATATAACGTCCCTTTTGAAACAGCAAACTCAATCTATAAAGAGTTCACTGGTAAAGACAAAGGTGAGATGACAACAAAAGATGAAGTAGTTCTTAGAGACTCAAAAGGTAATCTCTACACTAGAGCCGTGCAGTATTCTAAGACGGGACAAACTAGAGAAGTGCTGACGCCCTTCCCCGGATCTCCTAAAAAGCCAGCAGGAGGGCTAACCATTGTTTCTGGGACAACCGGAGTGGGTGGTGAGGATAAACCTAGACTAACAGGAGAAGCAGAAGAAAGCCAGGAGTACGCTTCTTTACGTGTTGACGCTGTTGCTAAACTCCCTGATCTAGTAAATACTTCGGACAACCTTCAAGCAGCTATAGATCTTTTGGAATCAGGTGCTGTCAAAACCGGAGGCATAACCAGAAGACTTTCTAGGGGACTTACTGATTTCTTGGGAACAACACCTAAAAACCTGGGTGAGTTTGAGACTCGTTTAGCTGAAGAAGTTCTTGCTCGTTTAGAGTCATTTACGGGGGCTATTTCAGAAGGCGAGAGACAGTTCTTAGTGGACAACATTGGAAGCTACTTAGAAAGCGGAGAAAGCAACATAGGAAGATTACAGACTCTGTTAGGTCGCGCTAATAGACTGATGCAGAACAGCGTCCTCATCGCTAAATCTAAAACTTTCGATGATTATAGAAGCTCTGTGCTGTCTTCTGTAGAAGAAAGGCAATTCAACTTTGTTCCTGAAGCCGAAAGAAAAGAAGCAATGGAAGCAGTCAAAAGAGGTGAAATAACCCTAGAAGAACTAAGGAGCATGTACTAATGGCTACTGCTTTTGAACAGAGACTTCAGCAGTACAGACAACAGCAGCAACAGCCGCCTAAATCTGCTTTCCAACAGCGATATGAAGCCTACAAACAACAAAAACCTACTCAGACTGTGTACCAAGAAGAAGAAGAACAAGGGCCTTCCTGGTTACAAAAAAATCTGGATGTTCCTTTAGGGGCGGCAGGTAGTGTAGTAGGTGGTTTAGCTGGTAGTCTTTTGGGTCCCGCAGGAGCAGTAGCCGGAGGTACTGCTGGAGGAGCTTTGGGAACAGCATTAGGTACTTATATTTCCGAAAGTGAGTACAATGAAGCAGGGGAAATCGACGCTTATACAAAAGCAGTCGAGAATTCTCTCTGGTCCATGGGTTTTGATTTAGCTACTATGGGTGTGGCTTCCAAGATAAAACCAATGTACTACGCTATGAAACTTAAGGCTGGTGCTAGTGCTGAAGAGACAGCTAAAGAAATTATAGAAGGTGCTTTTGGTGCTGGGAGTAGGGAGTCGCTTCAGGCTTCTCAAGCTATCTTAGAGAAAGGAGGAGCAACACTTCTTCCTTCTCAAGTTAGTAGCTCAGGTTTAGAAGCCTTCAGGGAGCGCGTAGCTTCTGTTGGTTTACTGTCCAGACAAACAATGAGAGAAAATCAACAGGCTGTGAACGATGTAGTCAGAGAAGAGCTAACTACACTGATTAACAAGAATGCTCCTGGATGGGAAGCAGACCCTTATGGCATGGGAGAAGCCTTTCATACCCTTATTCAAGCAGGTGAAGAAGCTGTTCAACAGGCTTATCTTAGGGGTCTAGACGACGTTAAACTTTCTCTTGGTACTGGGACGCAACAAACAGTCCCTGCTTCGAGCATCCTAGCTCCTATTGACAAATACCTTAAAACTAAAAAAGGGAAAGTTGTTGATGATTTGAGTCCTGAGACCATTAAATTTTTACAGGATCAGCTTTCAAGGCTTAGGCGAGTAGGCAGCAACAAAAAACAAAATGGTTCTTTTCCTGTTATCGAACTTATAGCCCTAGACAGATCCTTTACTCAACGTGTGAAAGGTAAATTTGGTCCAGGAGCAGCCGAAAGAAATTCAGTAGTGGAAGCGGAGTTGTCTGAGGTTGCTTCTGAGATGCGTACTGCTATTCACGAAGCAATGAGTAGAGTAAACCCAGCCGCTGCGGAAGAATATCAGGCTTTAAAAAAAGCCTATGGCGAAGGAATCAATGCTCTATTCCCCAAGATAAACAAAAATTTTATGGGTGCTGCTAATAGAGGAAGTTTTTTAGGCTTGGGTAACCTTGCCGCAAAAGCTTCCAACTTAAACCAAGTAGCGGCTTTGAGAAACAGTCTACATACGGCATATAAAGAAGCAGCTAAAGACAAAAACATAGCGTTGCCCTTTGGCTCTGTCAAAGAAATAGATGAGTTGTTTGCTAGGGGTTTCTTGTCCTCAAGAATTTCTCAGGTGTTCGATGAGTCTTTTTTAATCAACGATCTCAAGTCCCTTGCGAAAACAATGAACAACCCAGCAGAAATTAAAAAATATGAATTTATTTTGGGCAAGAACTACCCACGCTTCAAACAGTTGATGAATCTTGTAGTGGAAGCCTCAGAATCAGCTACAGGAGACTTCGGAACTTTGATGTTACGAGGGGCTGAAGCAGGGGGTTTTCGAGGTATTGCAAGTCAAATAGGTGGTCTAGTAGGGGTAGGGGGCGCTGCTGGGTTAGGCGTAGTTTCGCCAACTCCTGTTATCGCTGCTGGTGCTGCTGCTTTATTTATTCCACAAATGTTTGCAAAGATTGCCACTAATCCAGCCCATGTAAACCGCCTGATTATGATGACTAAGAAAGACTTTGGGGGTGCTGAAAAAGCTGCTGTAGCTGCTCAGTTGCTTGCTGCGGATGTGTTTTACTCTTTGACTGACACAGAAAAGAACGAGATGATGGCCTACTTATCTGATGTGGCTAATCAACAACTAGGTAACGGAGAACAGTAATGGTCTTACCTGCTTTAAGCCGTGGTTTGTTTCAGGAGATGGCTAAATCCCAAGAAGCTCTTGAGAGACAACGACAGGAGAACGAAGCATGGAAACGAGGGGACATTACTCAGGTTGAGCTTGGGTTAAGAACAGGGGCTAATCTTCTTGATGCTGCTGTAAACCCTATGATCGGCAAGATGCTTGAGCCTGTTGCACAAGCAGGTTCTTCCTTAGCTGGTTTAGTCCCCGCTTCTGTGCCACAGGCTTTAGCCAGAAGCGAGACAATGGCTCCTGTTTTTGAGACGGTTAAGAAGGGCGTACAGAGATACGAAGAATTAAAAAGAGAAAGCCCAAGAACAGCGAGAAACTTAGAAGCTGCTCTCAAAGTGGCTGAATACATTCCTACTCTTGGTGGGGCAAAGATGACTACCGAAGCAGCTAAAACTGTAGATGCTTTGACTGGTCCTGAGTCCGGTAGAGGAATGCTGACTGCTTCTGCTAACAACTTCATTCCTGGCTACTATGATCCAGACCCTGTGAAAAAAGCAATCGCTGTAACTAAGTGGCTTCCTAAACAACTTGTCAACACAGTTACCGACATAGTTGATCCTGCTTCGCGGGCCGGATACAGAGAACAAGGCATTTCCAGATCGACTCAGAAAATAATAGCAAGAGCGCAAGGAAAGCAGAGTTTTCTTGACGTACTACAAAATGTTCCTTATTTGGGTGAGCTACTTAAACCACATAAAAAAGAAATAGGAACTCATAGAGGCGTTGCTCAAGCTCAGTACGTAGGAAGAGTCCATGCTCAATCAGAAAGACAAGGAAAAGCTGATCTTGTAGATGAAATGATAAGAAGATCTGATGTTGTTGATGTCTTTGACTACTACGAAGGATCATATAAGGATACAATAAAGGACAAAAAACTTAAGCCTTACTATAGGAAAAAAGACGCTAAAAACCAAATGCCTCTCAGAATACCTGACGATGATTTAGACTTTATTGAGCAGCACTTTTCTACTGTTTGGACAGAGCCTTCTTTAACAAACCCTAACGTCATGGTTCCCTTCAAAGAAGCAGAAAGGCCAATACTAGCTATTAAAAATCCAGGGTCAGGACAAAGAATCACAGGTGCTCATTATGATGATATTTTCCGAAGAGCGCCTTTTGTTATACCAACTAGACAACTATTCAAAGACGTTAAAAAAATAGATCCGGAAGAGCTTTTAGCTAAACTCAGCGAACAAGCAAACCTCTCTCAACAACTAAAGGAAACAAAAAAACATTTTAAAGTCGTTGGACAGGCTAAAGACGGGGGTGTCTGGATTTCAGGTTCTATGCCTGGATCTGCTATCACCGAAGGCGGTATTAACTATTTAACGAAAATTACACCGGACGGTAAAATGATTGGTGTTATGTCGGATGAGCACAATTTGTTTGAAGGTATTGCAGCTAAAGTGGAGAAATACTCAGCAGGTGCTGTTCCTGCGCTATCCGTGATGAAGCACTTTTTACCTAGAAGGCTTATTGCTGTTACTCCCCCAATGGCAATAGATATTGAATCTAAAGCAACGGCCACTAGAAAATATCAGATGCCTCAAGGTAGACCAACTGAAGGTAAAACGTATCCTGATATCTTAAATGAAATCGTTGGATACAAACCAAGCAAAGAAGTCCTAGAAGCAGAAAGAAAAAGGAATCTTGGGGCTGCCACCACAACAGCAGGTTTATCGTTACTAGCTTCAGAGGAAGAACAAGAGGGGCCATAAGGCCCCTTTGGTTCATATCTCGCACACTCCGGCTACACAAGCCAACTGCTGTGCTCCTTCGGTCATATCAGTAGCCTCGTCAATGTTCCAATCAATCTCCTTTGGGAACCCCTTGGCGAGCTGCTGGTACGTCTCCAGATCAATGGGTTCATAAGGAGCCTGTTGATACGTATGTTCAGAATAAGGGAGGAAGCTGATGCCGCTCACCTTATCAAACTTGTTGTACAACCACTGCCCCACCTCAAGAAACTCATTGTCCCTGTAGTAGCACGTCATGGACG